AAATCAATGATTACCAAAGACCAGTTAGAAAAAATCCAAGGCTTTCAAAAAGAGTTAAACAAACTCTTAAATGAAGTTGGATTTTTAGAAGCCCAAAAAGCCCAAGTATTAGGGAAATTCGGTGAAGAGAACAAAAAAACCGAGGATTTCAAAAAAGAACTAGAAAAGGAATATGGCTCTATCAATATTAATTTAGAAGATGGAACATACGAACCTATTGAAAAAGAAGAAGATAAGAAATAATGTCTTCAATTATTAGAAAGATAAGTATTGGTTCTGACTACAAGACTGATGCTATGCACTACTCAGTAGGGCAGTCAGTATATGGTGGTCATACTATATCACATATACTTTCTGATACTAAAGACAATTCTTATAACATCTTTATCAAAAAACAAGACGAGGTATTGCCGTGGAAGAAGTTTAATTCTAACATGGCTATATCCGTTGAGTACGATTTAGAATATTAGTGAAAAGTTTATTTGATTTTATCGTTGAGCCAGTAGGCCAGCGATATACTAATAAAGTTAAAGTAGGTGACAAAAGCCTTATAATTAACACAAAGATTGAAAGTTTTAAGTCTGTTAATAATATAGCTAAAGTTATTGAAACACCTTTATCTTATAAAACTTCTATAAAAAAAGGAGATTTAATTATGATTCATCATAATGTATTTAGAAGATGGCATAATATAAGAGGTGAAGAAAAAAATAGTAAATCATATTTTAAAGATGGTTTGTATTTTGTTCAAAGAGATCAAATATATTTATATAAAAGAAAAACAAAATGGCATGCTTTTGATGATAGATGTTTTATAGCGCCACTTGAAGATAATGTGGATATAAACAACTGGCAAGAGCAAAGCCTTATTGGTATATTAAAATATGGTAATAGTGCATTAGAAGCGCTAGAAATCAATGAGGAAGACCTTGTTGGTTATAAACCATTAGGAGAGTATGACTTTGTCGTTGATGGCAAACGTCTTTATTGTATGAAATCAAATGATATTGTAATTAAATATGAGCGTCAAGGATACGAAATTGAGTATAATCCAAGCTGGGCACAAAGCAGTTGAGGAATTAATCAAAGTAGCTAAAGAACCTATTGTTGATTCAGATGATGATATATCAGCTGATCGTTTAAAAAATGCAGCAGCTACAAAAAAGCTTGCTATATTTGATGCGTTTGAAATACTTAATCGTATACAAGAAGAGAATAATATATTAGAAGATATTGTTGTTGATAAAAAAGAAACTAGTTTTAGTGGGTTTGCTGAAAGAAGATCTAAATAATGTACAAACAAACTTTATATAAAATAGTTGAACCTATAAAACCACATGTTATTAAAAGACTTAACAAGTCTAAAAAATGGGAGTATGGTTACAATAAAGAATATGATATTATAATAATAAGCAGAACCGGTCAAATTGGTGAAATATACGAAATACAAAATCTTACAATTGCTTTACCACTAGAAGATAATCCTTTCAAAAGATCTAATAAAGTTTTAGAACAATATTGGGAGGTGTTTGAAAAAAGGAAAGAACTAAAAAATATTAAAACAATATTTGATTGGAAAACTTATCCTGATACATTTAAACAAAAACTACACGATTATATCGATGAAGAATTTAAAAGAAGAGACGAAGGTTTCTGGTTTTATAACAAAGGTTTGCCTACCTATATTACTGGTACTCACTACATGTATTTGCAGTGGTCAAAGATTGATGTTGGGCAACCAGACTTTAGGGAAGCAAACAGATTATTCTTCATTTTCTGGGAAGCATGCAAGTCAGATACAAGATGCTACGGCATGGCATATCTTAAAAACAGAAGGTCGGGATTCTCTTTTATGGCGTCCGGTGAAACAGTTAATATGGCAACAATCTCAAGCGATGCGAGATTCGGTGTTCTCTCGAAATCTGGAGCGGATGCTAAAAAAATGTTTACAGATAAAATTGTCCCCATATCAGTCAACTACCCGTTTTTCTTCAAACCAATCCAAGACGGTATGGACCGACCTAAAACGGAGCTCGCGTATAGAGTCCCAGCGTCAAAGTTTACAAGAAAAAAACTTGAAGCTAATGAAAGGCTTGAAGAAATGGTTGGACTCGATACAACAATCGACTGGAAAAATACTGGAGATAACTCCTATGACGGTGAAAAACTTATGCTCCTTGTACACGATGAAGCTGGCAAATGGGAAAAGCCGGAAAATATTCTCAACAACTGGAGGGTTACGAAAACCACATTAAGACTAGGTAGTAGGGTTATTGGTAAGTGTATGATGGGATCAACGAGCAACGCTCTTGATAAAGGTGGTAGAAACTACAAAAAAATATATGATGATTCAAACGTTACCAAAAGAAACCGCAATGGACAGACTAGCTCAGGATTATATAGCTTGTTCATACCTATGGAATGGAACTACGAAGGATACATTGATTCTCATGGATACCCTGTCTTTGAAACTCCAAAATCCGCAGTTAATGGCATCGATGGCCAAAAGATTGAAATTGGCGTCATTGAACACTGGGAGAATGAAGTAGATGGTCTTAAGGATGATCCTGACGCACTTAATGAATTATATAGACAGTTTCCACGTACAGAAAAACATGCTTTCAGAGATGAAACAAAACAATCTTTATTTAATCTAACCAAGATCTACGAACAAATAGATTATAATGAAGATTTAAAACATTCAGGCGTTGTTACACAGGGCAACTTTCAATGGCAAGATGGAGTGCAAGATACAACGGTTATGTTTGTACCAAGCAAACAAGGTAGATTTTTTGTTTCATGGGTACCAAATATAAATCAACAAAATAGAATAGTTATAAAAAATGGTAGAAAATATCCTGGCAATGATCATATGGGCGCTTTTGGGTGTGATAGCTATGATATATCTGGAACCGTAGATGGTAGAGGATCAAAAGGATCTTTACACGGTTTAACTAAATTTAGTATGGAAGATGCACCTGCTAATTTAATATTTTTAGAATATATATCAAGACCACAAACTGCTGAAATATTTTTTGAAGATGTTCTTATGGCTTGTGTTTTTTATGGTATGCCAATACTTGCTGAAAATAATAAACCTAGATTATTGTATCATTTTAAAAGAAGAGGTTACAGAGGTTTTTCAATGAATCGTCCAGATAAAACAACGCATAAATTATCTGTAACAGAAAAAGAAATAGGTGGTATACCTAATTCTAGTCAAGACATAAAACAAGCACATGCAGCCGCGATAGAAGCTTATATTGAAAATTTTGTAGGTTACAACAATGAACAATATGGCACAATGTATTTTCAAAGAACATTAGAAGACTGGGCTGCTTTTAATATAAATGATAGAACAAAACATGATGCGTCAATAAGTTCTGGACTTGCTATTATGGCTTGCAATAAAAATAAATATAGACCCATCCCCGAGGTTACAAAACAATCAATCAATTTAAACTTTTCTAAATATGATAACAAGGGTGGAACATCAAAAATAATCAATAGATGAAATTAAACACTGGTATTAATAGTGCGTTTCCTAGTCAGATGGTATCTGAAGAGGAAAAGAAATCTTTAGAATATGGTTTGTTAGTAGGACAAGCTATTGAATACGAATGGTTTAGAGGAGGTAGAGTAAACGGTAGTAGATGGAACACAGGTTATCAAAATTTTCATAATTTAAGATTATATGCTCGTGGTGAGCAAAACGTACAAAAATACAAAGATGAATTATCTATCAATGGTGATTTGTCTTATTTAAATTTAGATTGGAAGCCAGTACCAATTATACCTAAATTTTTAGATATAGTAGTTAATGGTATTGCTGCTAAAAATTACGATATAAAAGCTTTTTCACAAGATCCTTTTTCTTTAAGACAAAGAACGCAATATGCTACAGATTTGGTAGAAGATATGTATGGCCAAGAGCTAATAGCTCAAGCAAAACAAACAACTGGTGAAGATTTTTCAAGATCTAATGTTTCAACAAATGAATTACCTAGAAATAAAGAAGAGTTAGAGCTTCACATGCAGCTTAGCTATAAACAAGGAATTGAAATAGCAGAAGAAGAAGTTATTGATAATGTGTTAGCTAACAATAAATATAATTTAACTAAAAAAAGAGTTATTGAAGATGTAGCAACTATTGGTATAGGTGCTACTAAAACCAGTTTTAATAAAGCAAATGGTGTAGTTGTTGATTATGTAGATCCTGCTAATTTAGTTTATTCTTACACTAATGATCCTAATTTTGAAGATATTTATTATGTGGGAGAGATAAAGTCTATGACTTTAGCTGAAATTAAAAAAAGATTTCCTTATCTTACTGATGAAGAAATGAAAACAATGGTTAGATACCCAGGTCGTGATGGTTATATAGCTAATCCGAATTATGACAATGATTTAGTTCAAATAATGTTTTTTGAATATAAAACTTTTATTGATCAAGTTTTTAAAATAAAAAGAACTGATACTGGATTAGAAAAAACACTAGAAAAACCCGATACATTTAATCCGCCTGAAAGCGATAATTTTAATAGAGTTTCAAGAAGTATAGAGGTTTTGTTTAGTGGAGCTAAAGTAATGGGTGTTCCACAAATGTTAGAGTGGAAAATGGCTAAAAACATGACAAGACCTGTTTCTGATACTACAAAAGTTAATATGAATTACACTATATGTGCTCCTAATCTGTATCAAGGTCGTATAGAATCATTAGTAAGTAGATGTACTACATTTGCTGATATGATACAATTAACTTCTTTAAAATTACAACAAGTAATTCAACGTATGGTACCCGATGGCGTTTTTGTAGATGTTGATGGTTT